TGTCGATCTGATGCCCGCCGTAAATGAGCACCTGTCCGGCTCCTAGTGTTTGACCTTCTGCTGGTTTGGCATAGGTGCGCAGCGTGAGAATGTCGCCATCACGGATAGAGCCGCGAGAAAGCGCAAGCTGCCATCGAGCATGATTGAACTTGCCCATGCGATCAAAGACTGACGGCGTTTTGATTCGGTTTTTCCAATGGGCCTCAGCAATCTTGTTCCACGCCTTGTCTTTGGTCGCGGGCTGAATCTGATAGAATCCAATGAGATTTGACAGGCCATGCACGAGGAAGCGAGCATACCCGTCGTTAATCTCAAGCCAGCGGCACTTTTTGAGCACCGTTTTTCGGTCGTGCCCAGTCAAGACTCGCGACGTTTGAAGAGGCGCGTAGTCCATCATGCCGCGATTCGGCGTCCATTTGGCCGCGTCTACGCCGCCAGCATAGTTCAGGATGTCTTGAGGCGGAGCGATACCACCGACGCGCGTAGGAGCGAATTGCGAAGCCTGCGCTTCTCGGAGCTTGGCGCGATGACGGGAGCGATGGGAACTCATGTGCTAGTAACCCTATAGCTAAAGTCAATTTTCAGCCCTGGGGCAGGCTGAGTCCTGCCACCAGTTGCGAGTGCGGAAAGCTCGTCATAGGCTAGACCTGCGGCCATGCGTAGTTCTTCCGGCGTAGCTCCTCGGAATTGTAGCGAGTGCGATTCACCACCAAATGCGGTAGCTGTCACCTCAGCCGCATTAAGGTCGGAGCAATAGCCAAGATAAAGGTTCTTTACCCACTCGACCTGATCGGAAGTATTCGCAGCGCCTAGCCGGATGCTGGCCTGTCGCTTGATGTCGGTGATGAGTGCGCGGATGTCGGCCACATTTTGCGCGGCGTGTCAAAATGCCGAACGCCCGATGCAGCGAACATCTTCGCTTAGGCTCAGCCGTCGCTGATCTCTTTGTTATCCCTCTGTGCAAAGTAGGCGTCGAGGTCTTCTTTGATTTTGCGGTGCCGCTCCTCATGCGCCTCCATTTCACCGGGTTTGAATAGCGCAGATAGCCGGATGACTGCAGAGTAAACGCCGGTTTTGTAAGCGTCCGATTCTGCTGCTGTAGCTCGCTCATTGAGTAGCTTGCAGAGCAAGGGCGCATGTTGCTGAATTGATTTCAGTGTGTCGAATACAATAGTCTGCTCAAGATCGTTCATGGGATAACAAGAAAAATGCAGACAACCGCCGAAGGCTATCTGTCGTGTTGATTTACGCCCTCGGCGGCGGTGTCTGATTTTTGACGTTCATTGCGGATTGTAAATCATGCTGCGCACTTCGCGAATGATTCGATGCCCTTTCGAGCAGTCGCCAAAGTGGTCATTGGCAACAGGCTTGAAAAACTTGATCGTGCGGCTCGCGGTCTGCTTGCTTTTCAATTCCTGCCCACAATGACCGTCGATAAAGTCCTGTCCGACGTTTGCAGGCATCCACCAAAGCGGAGAAATGCGGCGGGAGATGGCATCGATGTATAGGCCCATTTTGTGAAACATGTCAATGTGCGTATAAAGCAGAATCAACGGGAAGGTAGGAACCTTTGTGACCTCGACAGGCTTAGCGCCGAACTCGGCAGCACTGCCACGAATCGGCCAAAGTTTGCCGCCTGAGTTTGCGCAGATGCGGTAAACGCGCTCGGTTGCATATCCCGAGTCGATGACGCCAGCGGTAATCCTGACCCGTTGGCTTGTGCCTCGGATTGGATACGTGCGAGCCATCACGGAAAGAATATCTTCAGGTGTCAGCAAGGTTCCGTAGTCGATGACGTAGCATTGCCCGTCGTCTCCTCTCGCTTCGACGCTCCAATGAGTCATGCGCTCGCCAACGTCAGCCGCTAAAGTAACGTCAACGGGATTCACAGGGCACTCGCCTAGCATATATGCATTCTCGCCAAGAGCACGACACGCCATCACTTTCTCTTGCCCGACGGTGAACTCTTCCAGGCTCCAAGGCAGGCCGAGATACTGGTTGTAAAAGTCCTGTTTGCCAGCCGTGCTTGTGGACTTCTTGAGCCACAAAACTGCGAGGTCTCCAAACGAAAGGAATGGCGAAAGGAGAGACGGGAGATGGATGCCTTTATCTTCCGGCGCGGCGTGCGGATTCGACGCGATGGCTTGACCTTCGCGAACCATGCCGTTCCTCTTGCTCGCGTGGAACTCACAGCCGTTGACCGTGCAGACTCCGAATGCCGACTGCTTCACAAGTTCCAAGTCCCACTTGCCGCCCTTGCCCTTGTGATCGCGCGGCCATTTGACGGATTTGAAGAAATCGAACACTTGCGGCTCGCCACATACCGGGCAGGCAACGGTCCATTGATGCTGCGTTGAGTTTAACCAGCTCGTCCAGATCGGCCCGTCTTCTGTTGTGCAAGTGGAGCCTCTGACGATCTTATCATCATTCGTGTTTCGATATGACAGCGTGCGAGCCTCCGCGATTCCCAAGAATCCATCTGGCCATTTATCCACCTCATCATTGAGTAGGTAGCGAATAGGGCGAGACGCGAGATTGTTCTCACTCTGCGCGCCCGACAGCTTAACGATCATGGTCAAGAACTGCTGCTCAAGTTTCTTGATCGCGTCTTTGTTTTTCGGGATCAATGCGGCAATGCGTTTGCAGTCTCGCAGACGTGGTAGCCATTCGCGCTCGCTCCACGATTGCGCGTTGTCAGTTGTCGATGTGAGAAACAGAGCTGGGCCTGGGTCTTCTGAGATTGCCCACATGAGCGCATTCGCTAGAAACGTCGTGAACCCTATCTGTGCGCCTTTGGGTGCTGAGATGCTGCGCACGTATGGATCAGCGAACCACTCATGACACGGCTTTAGGTAGCTTGTGAAACTCGGGTCATAGTAGCCGGGGCGGTTCGTGAAAAGCTGTGACATCCAGATTTCTGACTGGCAGAATTCGAGGATCTCACGCCGTTGGTGAGGTCTCCAGATTTCTGCGAGTTGTAGGCGGATGTCACTCACGGGCAATAAAATGATTCACTTGTTCAAGCGTCGCATTATCGAAGAACTCATAAAGAGCGTCGAATACATCGTTCATTGATACGCCTGAAAGCTCCGAGATGTCTCTCACTGCGGCTGCTAGTCTTTTGATGTTTTCTGGCGTCATTGCTTCGCGGTATTTGTCGGGACGGTATTTCTTTGGGCGCTTCCCCCACCACAGAGGGACGTTCCAGAGCGCATACGCTCCAGCGCGGCACTCGTCCCACGTCAGCGCGGCCACGTCCCGAATCATGCTCCAGTATTCATCCTCCGGCACGTCGTCCAGATAGCCGTCATACGGCTTTTTCGCGTTGTAGGGTGGTGATGTTAGCACCATGTCCCACGGGCCAGTTCCGCGCAGCACGTCACGGCAATCGCCAAGAATCAGCGAACAAGCCGGTGATGCCAATCCCGAGGGCGGCGATGTTGTTTCAGTATTCATGATTTTTTTGCGCCCTCGGGCTGGCATACCTGGACGTTCGCCAAATCCATCAACACGTCCCCACCGCATCGCCTTGTGTGCGCTCTGGCCCGACAAGAAAAGGATTTCCCCATTTTCCAGGGCGGGACACCTTCACGGTGTTTAGCGGCATTTTCCACCCCTTGCGGCGAGACAACGAATGGCGAACAATGGCGGTGCAGACAAGCCCTTGGGGCTTGGTCTGCTGTGTCTCTAGGCTTGCGTTTTTACTCATTGGTCTGCTTGGGTTGTGGGCTTCGTTTCGGGCTGTCTGACCTCAGTGTTCGCCTCACGAAACATAGCCTCGCGTGCTTCCAGCCAGTCGTAGGCGTGTCGCTTGGCCGCTGGCAGTTGGTGCCGGTAGCCATAGGTCACTTTCGTTTTGCCGTTTGGAAGGCGCATGATCCGCTGGATTTGGTATCTTCCAATGCTCCGTGCTTGGCCGTGATCGTGGATCATCACTCGGGCGATGCCGTTTTTGGTTTGATCGTAAATGCAAGTGGTCATAAAAAGGCGAACAAGAAGGATGCACTCAACCGATAGGGGCGGCTGAGTTTGATTCTGGATTCGATGCGCTCACCGCCCCTGTCGGTGAGTGATCCTTGACGTTCGTCGGAAGAAATACCATCAGCCGCTTGCAGTTTTCGGCATCGCGGTATCGGTCGTAGACTGCCCACCATTCTGGGTCTGTTTTGCTCACGATCAGCGAGAGGTCATTGCGGCGGTCTAGTAGATCGTGATGCCAGATGTCACTTGGATCGTAGCCGAAATTCCACGCGACGTTTTTCTCTATCTGGATTTCCATGCGCTTGAGCTGCATCCGGCGCTTCAAAATCAAAGACGACGAACAAGGCAGTGATCCCGATGGAGACCCGCCCCGAGTCAGGCTTTCAGTGGTAGCTATCACGATTTTTTCTGTGGTTGGCTGGCGCTCCCGTCTCCACGGGATACCTCAGCGTTCGCTTCAACGATTGTGGCCACTTCAGTTTTCTCGCCTCGCGTCGCCAGTAAGACGACGTTCCCGTCGTCGTAAACCTCGACTATGAGCATGTCGCAAGGGGGGTTCATTGCCCATATCCGTGACTCGTCCGTCCTCGAAAACCGGAGAAGCGAACAAGACACTGGACGACAATCGCCATGAGCGATGGAGTCGGTTTCTGAATTTGGTTCATTTTCTTCGCTCATGCTGTCGCCTTTGCGGAGTTCCACCCCAGCAAAGACAGAACAAGTCGTGGGAGGCAACAGAGCCCCGGCGGTAGTTGGTTCAGTATTCATGATTTATTGGCGGGGCTCTGTGCCTCCACTTATGCGTTCTCTGACTTGCGTTTACCTCTCGGCCTGCGGAGCGACTGAATCGCTAGGACTGCCTCGTTGGTTATGGTCATGGTGCCATTCTCCCGCTTTGCGACAGTCACGCGATTCACGCCGAGCATGAGAGCGACCTCGGCTTGTGTGCCTAGTCGCTCGCGGGTGGCTTTGTATTCTTCAGGTGTCATTGTTTGAGTGCCTCATCTACGGCGTTGATCGCTTCCCTGTATTCGTGCCAGTTTTCGTCATTGAGTTCACCCCACGACTTTACGAAGGGCCGCGCTTTTGTAAGAGCGCTTCGGAGCGCGTTTACTTCACGCTCAAGCGAGCGGCAGAAGGAGAAGCACCATTCATCGTGCAGCCCTTCTGACTTTGCCTCCCTTTCATCTGTGCGCGGGGTGTCTCTCATTTTATGCGTATTGGAGGGTGCCCTGCACACGGTTGTCGTAAGTGTAGCCGAGTGCCTCCTCGATTGAGGAAGTGCCGGTTGCGACTGCGGATTCTTCCTCTTCGTCCTCGCCCACGAAGTCTGCTTCGGTGACGGTGGTGTTCATGTGGGCGATGAGCGCGGTGAGTGTTTCGGCGGAGATGAAGTCGTTCATGGTGTTCGGTTTGGTTACGTCCTTATTATGCAGCATAAAGCTACACGGCGCAAGTCCTATTTGAAGATTTTTCACCAACGTCAGAGAACAAGCAGGATGCAGCCAATTCGGCGGGGCGGAGTCGTCGTGTCAGCGGGTATCTATCGCCCGCCTTCATGGCTGATCCTGGTCGGTATGCGTGTCGCAAATCAGGGCGGCGAGTTGCTCGGCCACAGCGGAGGCTTGCCACCATTTCAGGCGAGCCTTGCCCTTGTTGCCGCGCTCTTGTTTTTGCCATAGTTCGTCACCCTCGGACTTTAGTCGCCGCCATTTCTGGGCGAGCGCCATCACATCCGGCGCATACCCAGCCGCAGCAGCGCAACTCACACCCGCCGAGCTGTCCGCTTCGATGGTGTCCTTCGGTTTTTGATCGTCAGTCGTGGTCATCATATTTTCTCGGGGTGTGAGTTGCTGTGCTCTCCACATCCATGTCTAAATCGTTTTGACAAGGTGCATCGAAAGCGGTGGGAGAACCATATGGAGAGGAACGGCTCATAGGTGGTCTGTCGTGTCTGCGGAGTTTTGTGTTCGCCGTCCCATGCCGTTCTGCTGAAAGCGGGTGATGTGGATGCAAACGAGTTCCAGCCTGATCGTCCACCATGCGCCGAGATATAGACCGCCGTCCCATAGTCGCACACCGAACAGCCCCGGCTTGCATCGCAGTAGTCGCACGGCGGTTCCGTGAGGCTTGCCGTAGTGGTGCCAGAATCGGAAGGCGATGCCCTCGCGAAACAGCAGAACAAGCCTGCTGCTGCCAACGGCTCGAAGGTTATCTGTCGTGTTTTTCATAGCTTTGTGCTCGCCGTCGCCACAGCTTCGGCGTTCCCTGACTCCTCGGCCATCATTGCAGCGGCCTCCGCTTCCGCCCATTCGATGCAGTCAGCCTCCCTTTGCTTTTCAACCCGATGCTTCTCAGGCAGGCAATGCTCGCAGACATAGTATCCAGCCTCGGGGTTGCTCTCCGCAAACTGGAGCATCTGAACATAGATCCTCGCGTCTGGTTTCGGATCCTGGCATGTGTCGCATCCCTCCCCCTGAAAGGTGCAGAGATCGAGACCGAGTTCATCGGCCATCCGCTCAACCGTCAGGGAACCAGACGCAGCAGCGCAACTCACACCCGCCGAGCTGTCCGCTTTGGTGGTGTCCTTCGGTGTTTGATCGTCATTCGTGGTCATGATATTTTATCGGGGTGTGAGTTGCTGTGCTCTGCGTTCAGGCTACACGCGCTCGATGCCGCCGTGGCTCTCCAGCATGTCACACGGGACAAGGTTTTCAGTTGTCACCCCGCCCACAGCTTGCCCGGTTTTTGCGTCCAGCGGTTGCAGTTGGTAGTTGCTTTCGACTCCGGTAGCTCCGAGGCAGATGCCGGTGATCTTCCAAACGCGGAAGCCGATCTTGACGGGGATTCTGATAGTGTCGCCTACGTTGTATTTCATGGTGTTGGATGTCTTGGGTAAATCGAGCCTGAACAAACCTCATGCAGGCAACGGCTCGTATGCCACCTGTCATGTTTTCAAAGTCACTCGCTCGCCGTCGCCTGATCCGCGACGTTAGAGCGCCAAGAAGCGCCCAGGTATGCCGCACGTTTTGAGTCGTTCGCGTTCGATTGTCCGTAGGCGATGAGACACGATGGTGCTCCCGCCGAAGTCCCAGCCCTTCGCCCGTCAACGTGACAGAAGGCGATGCGGCCCTTGATGAACAGCAGGGCGGCAGCCCAAGGTTGAGAGTGCCGTCCATGTCAGTTGTAGTTCGTGCTGGTGGAGATGGGAGAGCTAATCGTTCGGCTCAGGATGATGCGTGATCCAAACGCGGTTGCCGTTGCTGTCCTCGACGTATGGATAAAGTCTCACACCATCGACGCGACTGGCTCTGAATATCTCCGCAAAATCATCATCAGACATCTCCGGCAGTTGGTCTTCATACTCCCATTTCACATCAGAAGTCTCGAGTTTTGGAGCGCTCGCGGCTGGTATTGTTTGGCAGACTTTGCACGGAGGGCCTTCGAGTGGATGGTATGGGCTTTCCTCATAGCCGCCGCCTCCACAAGCCGAACAAATCGCGGCAGGATTAACCGCCTGCGCGGGCTGGGTCGTGAGTATGTCGCAGCACGCCAGCTTGAACTTTTCCTTGTTCTTCACGGTGCTTCCGATGCCGTCAATGAGTTGTTCGTATTTACTTTTCATTGTCGTTTTGCTTGCTTGGATCAACGACGATTCGACCAAAGAACCCGTCAGGAAATGTCTGCGGAATGCAATTCCCTCCTCTTCCGTCAGTTCATTCGCATCACTAATGCGCCGGATTTCGTCTTCGCTTTTTCGATTTGGGAGCATCAAAGGAATGATGTTCATAAGTTTTATAAAAGCTCTTTTTGCAACCGGGGGCAGCTTGTAAATAGCGGGCACATCGGCAGAACAATTGGATGGAGAAGGATCGCTCATAAAAGTTTTGTGGTGATTTCGGATGCTGGTGATTCAGTTGTCATGGTTTCATTCTTTCGGTTTCTGCCGGGGCACTGTGCCTCAGCTTGTCGTTCACTTATTTAAATCAATTTCCTGCACGGCTTTACAGATCGAAGCGACTTCCGTTTCAAGCAACGGCTTCACGGCTTCGCGGATGTTCTCAGGCACGACGGCGAGCAAACGGCGCGGGAGTGATTCGAGCGTCATCTTAATGCGGGATGCGTAGGCCATAAGGATCGACTTCGGGATGAGGTCGCCAGACTTCTCCATGATGTCGGGATTGTCCTTCGCTAACTTCCGCAGACTGTCCCGCTTGGATTCGAGGATGCGGTGAACGAGCGCGGATGAATCGAAGTCTCGCGCCTGTTCAAGCTGAGCGGCCTTGTGAGCTAGTCGCTTGCACTCAGCCATGAGGCGGAAGATTTCAGCCGTGATACCTTCGCCAAATCCATCGTCCTCGATGTCTGGCAATGGAGCAGGTTCCTCTTTCGGCTTTGGTGGGCGTCCTGGGTTGCGAAGGCGCTTCCATTCGGTCCACTTCTCGTCTCCCTTCTCTCGCCAATTAGCGACAGTCCGAGGGCTGACTTTATATTCTTTCGCGCAGAGCTTGATGAGCCTGCCGTCGTTTTCGCTGCGTAGGATTGCGGGCATAGT